TCTGGTTTCTATAGAGATGTAGAATTAATACCAAAATCAACACAACAAAATACCATTCAAGATAAATTAAACGAACTGGAAGGTGTGAAACCAAGTAGCGATAAAGAATATCAATTAAATATTCTAGAAATGCATGTAGATTTAAGTTTAGAAGAATTTGAAAAAGATGGTTTACCTAGACCCGATGAAAAAGAAATTAAAGTTCCTTACATTATTACCATTGATGAAGGCTCTCAAGAGATTTTATCTATTTATCGTAACTACGCACAAGACGATGAACTAAAAAGACGTAAAGAATACTTTGTTCACTTCAAATTTTTACCAGGATTAGGCTTTTATGGCTTTGGATTAATTCATATGATTGGTGGATTAAGCCGATCTGCTACTACTGCACTACGACAATTGTTAGATGCAGGTACGTTAGCGAACTTACCAGCGGGATTCAAGAGCCGTGGTATTAGAATCAGGGATGATGACCAACCCTTTCAGCCAGGAGAGTTCAGAGATGTGGACGCACCAGGCGGAAATATTAGAGATCAGTTCCAAATTTTACCTTTTAAAGAACCCAGTCAAACTTTATTTCAATTAATGGGCTTTTGTGTCCAAGCAGGACAGCGTTTTGCAGCGATTGCCGACATGCAATTAGGCGAAGACGCACAAAATAGAGCCGTGGGCACTACAATTGCACTACTAGAACGTGGTTCGAGGGTCATGAGTGCTATTCACAAGCGTTGTTACTACGCAATGCGACAAGAATTTAGATTATTAGCAAAAGTATTTGCTGATTATCTACCTCCTGTGTACCCTTATTCTGTATATAACGCAGATCGTGCAGTAAAAATTACAGATTTTGATGATAGAGTGGATGTGATACCTGTGGCAGACCCTAATATCATGAGTATGGCACAACGAGTAACACTTGCCAATGAAAATTTAAAGATTGCGATGTCTGCACCGCAATTACATAACTTACGAGAAGCCTATGCTAGAGTATATGAAGCATTAGGTACAAAAAATATAGACTCTTTACTGACTCCTGAAAAACAACCGATGCCTGAAGACCCAGGAACCGAGAATGCGAAGGCGTTAAAGATGGAATTGTTACAAGCATTTCCTGATCAGGATCACGAAGCACATATCACGGCTCACGGAACTTTCATTCAATCCCGAATGGTACAAATGAACCCGATGGTCTATGCATTATTACAAGGACACATTTCGGATCACATTGCGATGCAAGCACATGGGGAAGTAGGAGACATCGTTCAACAAGATCCAAACATGCAAGCGATGAGCCAACAAGATCCAGATGGTTTTAGAGTTATTTTCAACTCTATGATTGCAAAACGAGTAGCAGAATTAACACAAAATTTAGTTGCTGCAGAAGGTGGTCCACAACAAGATCCATTGGTAGCTTTGAAACAAAGAGAATTAGATTTAAAAGCATTAGATATTCAAAGAAGAGCACAAGAATCTATCGATGACATGATGCGAAAAGAAGGTGAGTTTGATGAGAAGATTGATGTAGAAAAAATGAAATTAGAACAACAAGAAGAACAAGCTGCTGCTAGAATTAGAGTAGCGCAGGAGAAAATTAATGTCGCGCGCGAAAAAAACAGGCAAAACCAAAAAGGTAAGTAAACGATTAACCAAGACTATACCTCCTAAAAAAGGTCCTAACCCTCAAGGTATATACGCAACCTTAAAATAATAGTATCATTATCCTATGAAAAAAATGATGCCAAAAGAAAAACCAGCTTATTTACAAGATCAAATCTTAACTCCAGAACAAATGAGAGAAGAGATGGAAAACCCATCCATGCAAGGTCCTTCTAAACCTTATCAAGATGAAGATTGGAGAATGAAAGAAGTAGAAAATTTTAATCAAGGTGGCATGTGCAGAGGTTCGGGAAAAGCAGTTACAGGAAAAGGTTTTAAAGGAGTATTCTAAATGCTCTGGAGTATCTTACCCACCTTATTTAAAACAGGTGCGGAAATTTATAAAAATAATCAAGCGACAAAAATAGCAATGTCCGAAGCGCAATTAATGCACGCAGAAAAAATGAAGCGTGGTGAAATTGAGTACTCGGGACAAATCAATGCAAATCAAAAAGGGGATTGGAAGGACGAATTCATATTGTTAACCTTATCTTCACCATTGTTTTTATTAGCCTATAGTGTATTTGCGGAAGATCCAGCACTAGAAAAAAAGCTTGACTTATATTTTGAAAAATTGCAAAATATGCCGTGGTGGATAACGGGACTTTGGATTTCCGTAGTAGCTGCCGTGTATGGAATTAAAGCAACCGATATTATCAACACAAAAAAAGGAAAATAAATGTTCAAAAAAATAAAACAAAAACTTTGTGAACTAGTTTGTAAAGTATTTGGTATTACACAATGTTTGTGTAATCACGAATGTAACTGTAAAAAGGAAAATAAGTAATGAAAGAAGGATACCATAAAACAAAATCAGGTAAGATGGCGAAAAAAGGTCTTTGGTACAATATTCAACAAAAGAAAAAAAGAATTGCAGAAGGATCTGGTGAGAAGATGAGAAAACCTGGAAGCAAAGGTGCACCAACCGCTAAAGCAATTAAAAAATCACAAAAGAAAAAATAATGATAAAAAAATATTGGAAAAAATTAATTAATAGAATATTTGGTAGACGTTGCGTTTGTGGCAGATGCCGTTGTGATTATTAAACACTTTCCTAACAACCCAAAATAGTATAGAAAGCTATTATGATTCAAGGCGATAGTAGCGAATATGATTTATTAGAAGGTGCTTGTAAATTAGTACCTTGGCCCGAGGTTTTGTCTGCTGAAATCGGAGTACGACAAGGACAAGGATCAAAAATTATTTTAGATAGTTTTAAGAATAAAAAACATTGGCACATTGGAATTGATCCTTACGGTAATTTAAATTACCAACATTATGATAACAGTACCTCGTACACCTGTGATTATACAAATAGTATGAAATTACAGTTACTGAAAGATTTACCTTATGAAAATTTTACCCTGTATTCTATTGGTGATGATGAATTTATGAAACGGTTTCAAGATGGAGTTCCCATTTATAGAGAATCGAAACAAGTCCTTAATATTTATGATTTAGTTCATTTTGATGGGCCTCATAAAACGATAGATGTAATACGAGAAACATTATTTTTTGCAGATAGATCGAGAACAGGATCTGTTTTTGTTTATGATGATTATCCTAAATTTGATATGAATCTTATTGGTAATATATTAATTACTCATTTAGGTTTTGTCCCTGTCTTAAAAGGGGATAATAAAATAGCTTTACAAAAGAAAAAAGATGCTTGATTTAGGAACGTTAGACCAAGTTAAACACTATATTAAAAAACAAATAGAGCAAACGAAAGACCATATTTGCTATGGTGTAGACACGACCGATAAACTCCATTACTCTAGAGGGAAACTCAATGCCCTAGAGGTATTGCTACAGGATCTAAAAGACCTGCAGAAGAACATGGAGAATGTCGATGACGATAGTAACACCTGATACGTCTTTAATAGGCGTGTCTAATCATAAGCCCGCACCCGAATCTAGGGAGCAGGAAATACCTACCGATCCAGAAGGTATACAACAATATCTGGATGTAATTCCCAAACCAGTAGGATACAGACTTTTAGTTAGACCTTATGCAGGTCCAAAAAAAACTAAAGGCGGAATTCTTCTTACCGATAACGTAAGTGAAACTATTCAAATGACAACCGTAGTTGGTTTAGTCGTTGCATTAGGAGATCTTTGTTATTCGGATAAAGATAGATTTCCTAAAGGCCCTTGGTGTAAGGAAGGTCAGTTTGTAATCTACGGAAGATATGCTGGCTCACGATTTAAAACAAAATACGGTGAGCATCGTATTTTAAATGACGATGAGATTATTGCTACCATCGCAAAACCTGAAGACATCCTTCATTTATATTAAATAGGAGAACATATAATGTTAGAAGAAAAAGAAACCTCTAAGTTCGAATCACAAGTAGACTTAGATACGGATGATGTAAAAGAACAAGACATCCAAATAGAAAATAAAGAAGAACCATCAAAAGAACCTACGCTGAATGTAGGAGAAGTTGATTTAGGTTACACTTCTCATAGTAAAGAAGAGGAAAAGGAAAAAATTGAAGTAGAAGAAGAAACAGATAGACCTACTCCAAGTAATCCTAATCCAAAAAAAGAAACAAAAGAAGAAAAAGAAGACGATCTAAATCAAATATCTGAATCGGTTCAAAAAAGAATAGATAAATTAACAAGAAGATATAGAGAAGCGGAACGTAGAGAACAAGCAGCATTAGAATTTGCACGAGGTCTTCATAAAAAATATGAAACATCGGAAAAAAAATTAGATAGTGCTGATGAACAATACTTGAAAGAATTTGATGCAAGAGTAGATGCACAAAGAGAACAAGTACGAATTAAATTAAAATCTGCTATTGAAGCTAATGATACAGATGCAATTATGCAAGCAAATGATGAACTGACACAACTTGCAGTGCAAAAAGAAAAAGCTAAATTGCAAATGGCTGATCGTGCGGAACGATTAAGACAATTAGAAGAGCAGAAAAAAATACAAGCTTCTGAGATACAGGAACAACAAAAACAAAAACCTGTTGCTCCAGAACCTAGCCCAAAAGCTAAGTCCTGGGCTCAAAAGAATACTTGGTTTGGTAATGATAAAATCATGACTAATGCCGCTTTCACCATCCATGAAGATCTAGTGGGTATGGGTGTTGATGTTGAAAGTGAAGAGTATTATAATGAAATAGACAAACGAATGAAGGAAAATTTCCCTCATAAGTTTGCTGTACAAGAGCAACGAAGAGAACCCGTCCAACAAGTTGCTAGTGCTGGAAGACAACAGCAAGGACGCAAAACTGTGAGACTCACCAAATCACAGGTGGCTATTGCCAAAAAATTAGGGGTGCCACTAGAAGAATACGCTAAATACGTGAAGGAGGTACAATAGTATGAGCGATAATAAGTTAAATAAGACTTCACGCGCGTCAGAAGAACATAAAGAGGTTAGAAAAAAACCTTGGACGCCACCATCAGCTCTGGACGCACCACCTGCGCCAGTCGGCATGGTCCACAGATGGATCAGAGTCGAGTCTATGGGTTTCCAAGATACTGCAAACGTATCTAAGAAACTTAGAGAAGGTTGGGAATTTGTAAGAGCCGAAGAAATTAAAAATACTATCGGTGATCATGGATACCCAGTTATTCGAGACGGACAATACGCAGGTTTGATCGGGGTTGCTGGCCTTGTGTTGGCAAGGATACCTGAAGAGATTGTGCAATCGCGCGCTGAGTATTTTAGTAAAATTACTCAGGATAAAATGGAAGCGGTTGATCATGATGTCATGAAGGAGCAACGACCTGAGATGCCGATTAATATTAATCGACAATCTCGTGTATCTTTTGGTGGTGGAAGTAAGTCCTAATTTTGTGACAATAACCATCCCAAAATAAACTGAAACAAATATAAAAAGGAGTACTAACAATATGGCTAACGTAGCTGAAAAATATGGTCTTAGACCAGTAAGAAAGTTAGATGGCTCTCCGTTTATAAATGCTCAGAACAGATACAGAATTAAAGCAGGTTACGGCACTGCGATATTTCAAGGGGATTTGGTAATACCAACTTCTACAGGATATATCCAAAGAGCTACTGCTAACACTTCTGCGGCTGTTGTTGGAGTATTTAACGGAGTGTTCTACAACGATCCGACTACTCAGAAACCAACTTGGAAGAACTACTACCCAGGTGGAATCACACCGACTCAAGGCGAAATTGTCGCTTCAGTCATTGATGATCCAGAAGTAGTTTATTCAATTGATTCTGATGGAGCATTCGCTGTAGCAGACATCTTCAAGAACTTTTCAATCACTAACG